GTCGTTGTACCCAGAGCAGCCCATGAACTTCGAACATTGGGCCATCGACAGCGGGAAGCTACTGCACTGGACACCTCTCAGCGCCAGTTTGCCTCCAGTCAGCAGCCTCGGTTTGAAGTAAGAGATCAGCTGTTGGTTGACACTGTCCCACGTCTGGTTTGGACCCGAAAGGTCTAGCCGCGCCGGCACCACGGCCATCGCAGCCTGCCCCCCCGCGAGTTGTAGCGGATTGGGACACATCACTTGGACGGTGATGGCCGCCGGCACACATGAGAATGTGGAGCTAGCGACACCTGCCGCCCCCGTTGCGCTCGGCACCGGGATCGTGATGAAGGTCGTGCCGTCCGGGTCCCCCGGCTTTGCTGCGGTCGTTATGGGTGGTGTGACCGTTGCATCGGCCATCGTCTGCGACGCCGCGATGACGTTAGTCCATGACTCAGGGTCGTTGAACGCGTGGGTGTTGTCGGCGCCTATGAAAGTGCCGAATACGATTGTCCCCGCCTTCGATGTGAACATCCGTGTCGTGCGCACCACCGTGTACGGGCCCACCGCACGAGGCAGCGCAGCATGTGAAGTGCACGTTGCGTCCCAGGCGCCGAATGGCAAGCCGCGAGGTAAGTTGGACACCTTGCCCACTCCGCCAAAAGCTCGCCTAGGTGGGCGGCCGCCTGCTCCCTGAGCCAAGACGCGAGTTGCGTTTGCTCGCGAAGCCACGTTCGCCACTTTCTTCTTCTTTCCTCCATTCCCTTTACCTTTGCCGTTCGGCTTGTTCCACCAAGCCATTGCCTAGCGATACGATATTATATTTTGACTGCAATAACCTGCACTCGCTGGGGGTCGTCTTGGGCCAATACCAAAACATTTAGTCTTAAGACTTTTACATGAAAATTAACACCTGGGCAAACGGAAGTTTCCGTAGCCATTTCCCTTTCCGACTACCCACTGCCACAAACTTAACCCGAGCGTGAGTCGGTTGAATTGCTGACAGCAGGGACCCGCCACAAAATGAGACGGTTAAAGTGTACATGCCCGTAGAAGAACCCACGGGCGACGAAGAACGCTCCGATGCACACCTTGGATCGTGGTCGGTATAGGACACACATATTACGCGAGCGGCTCATAAATCAAAACTTGGTTACCATTTTTAACTCGCAACCAGGCCCGTCGGTCCTGGAAGTGTGCAGCTCTCACCTCAGCCTCCGGCTGGCAGCAGGCTCTCAACCCTCCGTGGTGTTACGGAATAGGTCCCGAGGAATAAGCCTCTGCCGGGAGCACGATCCCTGCTCCCGTGGCACTTACCGCTTTCGAGAAGGGAGACGGCCCGCTCCTTAAGCGGGAAATAATCTATCCTCTAGAAGGCGGTGCCGGACGAGTCACCAACCCATGCCATAACGTCTCCTTTGCGACTACCCACTGGACAGTGGGCACTCGGAAAAGTGGCGTCAGCTCTCTCGATGCGGGAACTGCCCGCACCCCCCCCCATAGTACCAAAATGGCATTTATAATAAGCGAGTGTAGGGTGAAACGGTGTCCACCATTATTGTGAGTCCCCGATGGCCCGGGCGACCCACGAAGCAGGGAAAAGGGCACATGCTGATTCATCATACGGAGAAATCATATGCATCGATACCAGCGCAGCGCTGGAAGCGGTGTCATAGTTGCTTCCGCAAACCAGTTGCCGGAGTGTGTTAGCCGCCTGCCCATTCGCGGCCGTATTCTCCGCGCACGCCCTCTCGTACGCCTCTTCCCTGTGTATGTTGCTTCCCAGGGCGATACCTGTTTTACGCGACATATCTTGGTCCACAATTGTGTCGGTCCCTGTTAAAAACGATGCGTGCCATCTGCTGCATGCCATGTAGTACGAGGCCTCTTCTCGATAGACCTTCGCATGCGTCATGGCCCTCGCCCAGAGGGAGTCAGCGCCGACTTGGTGCCAATTGAGCTCCTGCTTCTTACCTGCCATCGGAAAGCACGTCTTCGACGTTGTCCAGGCTGAGCTGGCCAAATTCCTTAGCAGTTGTGGAGCCCACACTACCACCTTGCCTTTGACGATCAACGCGTCGCTACCTATGTAGGAACCATATTGCGGCTCTTCAGAGTACGGGATCCATTTGATCTTCATGTTGAATCCTAGTTCGAACCAGAAAGTCTCGATCTTTTTCGCAACCTCGTGCAGTTTCTTATCTAGACCGAGAAAAGAGTCATCTCCTTCGGCATGGCACCGGTAGAAGACGGGCACGTCAACGTTCAGCGACGGGTTATCAAGTAGATAGTATGCCATCGCGTAGGTTTCTTTTAGCGTGCCAGCGAAGAGGTCCTTGTAATATTCACTGGGTCGTTGAAGGCAGCTGCATGACCAAGCGACGCCGTTGGTCACCTGGTTACATAGAGACGTCGCGATGTCTCCTGATCGCCGGCACGCGATCATCTTCACTACCATCTTCACAGTGTTTCCGAATGTGTCTTTTGTTTTCACGTTGACTTTGGGCTTGTAGTGCTTGGTCTTACGATAGTGCATTTCTATCCGAGCGGCTAACACTGGAGTCTCCTCCGCGCCTCGCTCAAACAGTACGTCCGTTATGTGATCGAGGAACTTGTTCTCAATCAGGTTGCGCACCATCTCACCACACGTGAAGTCCCACGCTGAGCCGTCGCCTTCGCCAAAGACCTGGTCGTTGGCGGCATTCGATTTAAACTCAGCAGCCACGTCCAAAGCAACTGCCTTGTCCAGATGCTTTATGTGATCTCCCTTGGTACCAGCAAACCACAAATCCGAG